CTCATAGCGAGTATATATTACTTTAAGAAGAAATTTGAGGTAACAACTCAAGCGACGAGCGACTTTAGAGATAAAGATATTAACAATGAGATCCTTAACAAAATGGAAGACAAAATGGATTGCACAAGAGGTTACGTCAGGGTCAAAACAGCTGAACACGCTGCCTGGAATGTCGTCCAGAACTGTGCGAAAGGCGCATTCAAGGGCGAGCCTAAGGACATGCACTTCATACGCAGGAATGTACGTGATTGTGTTATATCAACTAAAGCCTTGAACAGGCAGACACGTCTGCTAGGCGTTAAAGGAGATTACGCACTACTTAACACGCATGCCCTCGGAGACTGTCTTTCAGGCTGTGTCAGAATATCACTCGGAATGTCATGCAAACAGGGTGACACGAGAGACATTTCGTTTGAACCACAAGACCTGGTGCAATGGAATGATGATTTAACCCTCGTTCGGTTACGAGGAATGAAGTTTAAAGATATTACGATGCACTTTGTGGATGGTGTTCCAGGCGCAACATTATTGGGAGCTATTGGAAACAACACCAACATATGGGTTACCAAACTCGCACAGGAAATCCAAATGGGTGACCGCAAGTTAGGTAAAATACTCATTCGCAACCCGTGGACGTATCAAATAAAACATGCCGATGGCATGTGTGGTGAACCTGTAATGGGTAAAGTCAACTCACGCGATAGCGCAATCTTGGGTATTCACTCAGGAGGGTCGATAAACACGGACAATGCTTTCGCAACGCCCGTAACGCGAGGAGGACTCGAAAAGGCTATTGCTAAACTTAATGAGCAACAAAGGGAAGGGTTAATGGCTATCAGCAATGATGGCTATGTACTAGAGTCCCTTGATATGCCCCTACCAAAGTCACCATTTAGGTATGAAGAGCTACCACACATATACTACAAAGGAAAGATACCAGGACCAGTTATAATCAATCACAAATCGAGATTAACAAGATCATGTATCGCCAAAAAATTAAATGTTTTTTTCATGAAACACTTTCGGCAATTGCCAGACACCACATATGGAAAACCCATGATGAAGCCCACAACGGTCCAGGGGGAATATTTGTCACCGTGGAACTTGGGGTTACGCAAAATGAACAAGCCGTTGAAGAGTCTGGATTCCCAGATAATGATTAAAGTCGTTGACTTGTTGGTAAAGCGTATCACCAAGGGCATTAAGCGCCAGGCTTTGGCGCCTCTAACTATGGAGAGTGCAATCAATGGGGTTGAAAACGACCCATTCACACGCCGGATAAACGCATCCACTTCTGGTGGTTATGGTTTCCCTGGCATAAAAGACAAACACATACCATTGCTAGATCCCGAAGATGTAAAGAGAGAGGCTAATAGTGTGTGTAAGGAACGAGTTACAGCAGTACTTCGTCAATTAGCACGCAATGAAATGCCCAACTTTATTTTTAACACGCAGTTAAAAGATGAGCCACGCCCACTGGACAAGTGCATCAGCGGAAAAACCCGGATTTTTTACATGTCTCCGTTGGATTACTTAATTGTGGCTAGAATGCTCCTATCACCTTTCTACACGTTAATGGTGGAGCACAGTGATTTGTTTTGTACTGCAGTCGGTATAAATATGCATACAGGAGCTCCACAATTTGTGGAGAAACTCCGTAAGTTTTCACCGCTCATAATGGAAGGAGACTACGGCGGTTATGATGTCTCAATGCCGTTTGACATTTCGTTGGCGGCTGCGACAGTTGTTGAACGAGTTCTAAGGGCTAAAGGATATAACGACAGTGCGATGACGTTAGTGCGTTCTCTTTTGTCAGATAACTTATTTCCAAATGTCAATATGAATCAGGATTTGTGTGAGCGACCGGGTATGCAGCCATCCGGCAAATACGCGACAGCAGAAGACAATTCCTTGAAGGGACTCATCATGTTAATGTATGCGTGGTATGCG